GCCCCTCTTCAGCGTCCGTGGTGCCGAGCTTGACAACGTAGGTGTAAATGTAGGCCCGGTACGTTGCTCCGGGTGTATATCCCGCGTCGATCGTCAGCGCCGCCGCCGGCGCCGGGACCCCGAGCTTGTAATAATCGGTCGTGAAATCGAAGGTCGCGCTCAGGATGGACGTGGTCAGCACCCGGGGCTCCGTCATGCCCGTGACGTAGACGCGATCGTGGGCCTCGCCTGCAATCGGGCTGCGGGCGAAATCGAGTTCGCTGGCATTGACGATCCACTCGTCGGTTCCGGACTTCTTCCACTGGTATAGGGTCTTGAGCGTGCCGGATTCTGTGAGGTTCTGGATCCGGGCATTGGCCCTGAACGGCCGAAGGTCCCCGCGTGAAAGGTCGCAGTTTTCCGCAACCTGGGCCTCATATTCCTTGCTCAGGTGTGTGGCCACCCGGGGGCGCTCGCCGGAAAAGAAGTTCTGCCGGATCCGCATTAGAAGAACCTCAAGGATTTTACGCTCGTGCTGCGCCTCGTCATTCCCTTGTCTTTCTTTATCTTCGCGCTGGCAACGCCGTCGTTGTAATCGGAAAGATTCTTGGCGGCCGTGATCTGGTCCGTCCAATCCTTCCTGGGCATGGACATGAGCCTCGCCCGTGCGCCCGCTGCGATCGTATCCCGGAATCTGTAATAAAGATCATCGTCCATCGTCGTCGCCGTATCGAGCGGCACGAAGATTTGCTTGATGTAAAACCGCTGATCCTCGGCCTCGATGCCATAGAACTTGATGTGCGTCGTGTCCGGCCAGGTGAAAAACTTCGTGCCCGAGATGGAGATTTCGTCGAGGTCGTCCTGGTCGTTCAGGAGCTTGATCTCCTGGGCGTCCCACTTCGCCCCGTCGATCCGGAACTCTGTGAGCAGGATCGGGCGGCCATCCGTGATGTAAGTGGCAAGGTTCACGTTCACCGAATCGTTGTCCGCCGCTACGATGTCCGTTGATAGCACGTCATGCTCGAAGGCCTTCTCGAGGATGTGCGTTTCCTCACAGAACTTGATGATGGTCCTCAAGACGGCCTCGTCGACAAGGACGTTGGGGCACCCCATGACGTCAGGTGCCACGCGCCGGGAGATCTCGGTGAGGTTGGTCGCCATGGCCTACTCCTTGTCCTTGAGGATGACCCGGGTTTCTGTTTTCGTCTTGCCCGCCCCGAAAATCAGGTACAGCCCGATTGCGGCCACGAGGACCGCGACGAGCTTTTCGCCGTCCGGGCTCAGGGTGTATCCGAGGCCTGCGATCCACTCGATCACCTCGGCCACCATCTCCTTGAAAATGACGACGATGGAGCCGAGAACGGCCAGCGTTCCGGGGATCGTGCTTTTCATTTCCTTTACGCGCTCAAGTATTTCGTTCATACCAACCTCACTGCTTCCTTGAAGATTCCGAGTTTCGGCATGTCCGCCGGGGTCGGGGCATCCCCCCCGAGCCCGTAGCAGACCGCACAGTATTCCGAGCAAAAGAGCTTGTCCATCTGCGTCGATACCCTGCGAAGGCACAGGCGCAGGATTGATTGATAGTCGTAGGGGGTCCCGATAAAGGACAGGGCGCACTCTCCGACATGGGACCGCTTCACCCTGCACTTCTCTTCGTCCAGCGGGAACCACCAGACCCGCCCGTCGTAGTGCGCCAGCCGGGCCGACAGGACGTTGAGCACCACTCCGTCCGCCAGGGCCTCCGTCGTGAACCGCCTACCCTCGGCCCCCTCGTACTCCGCAAGGCGAATCACCAGGGACGCATGGGAGTATTCGGACAGGGTGCGCCAGCGGATCGCCTTGCCGATGAGCCGATCACTGGACCACATCAGCAGGTCCCCTGTCTGCATCTGAGTCTTGACGTTGTGATAGACGGTCAGGTCGTTCATTTCGCCGCCACTGCGAGGGCGAGGGCATAGCCCAGCTTGTACCCTTCCAGCCCCGCCTTCATCTGAGCGAGAAAGATCTTGTAGGCGTCCACGTTG